ATGGTGGGCAAAAAGATTAGGTATTCCTAACTTTACACCTAGATGGGCTTTACAACATGTAGGCACTGATGTATTCAGAACACATTTTCACCCAGATATTTGGGTAGCGGCTTGTGAAAGACAAGTCGAATTGACAGATAAAAATGTAGTCATTTCTGATTGCAGATTTTATAATGAGTTAGATGTAATTAAACGTTTAGGCGGTAAAACTACAGTAGTATGGCGTAAAGAAAAACCCCAATGGTGGGATTACGCTGTTAGGTCTAACACAAAAAATCAAATAGATTTAATGACTAGATATCCAGATGTACATAAAAGTGAGTATAGTTGGGCAGGCTGGGACTTTGACATAGAGTTTGACAACTCAAAAGACTTGGAACATCTATATAGCCAAGTTTCAGATGTATTGTCTACGTAGTTAATTCAAAAACACCCACTTTTTTGCATTTTTCGATAAATACTTGTAGCAATAAAAGAATTTTGCTATAAAGCAATTTATATAATTAAGTATAATTAAGGAGAAACAGAATGCCTACATTAGTATCACCGGGCGTGTCAGTTGTTGTTAGTGATGAGTCGCAATATGCGGCCGCTACACAAGGTACACTTCCACTACTAGTCGTTGCTACGGCAACAAACAAAACAGACGCATCTGGTTCAGCAATCGCATCTGGAACACTACAGGCTAACGCCGGTGTTGCATATCTGGTTTCTTCACAACGAGAATTAGTTGAAACTTTCGGCGAACCAGTGTTCTACGAAGTTGGTGGTTCAGTTGTGCAAGGATCAGAGACAAGTGAATATGGCCTATTAGCGGCGTATCAATACTTAGGAGTTTCAAATAACGCCTATGTAATACGTGCGGACGTAGACATGTCACAACTAGAAGCGACTTCAACAGAACCAGCTGGCGCAATAACAAACGGAACATATTGGCATGACACAGCATCATCTGATTTCGGTATTTTTCAATACGACGGTACAACATGGAATTCAGTTGCACCAAAAATATTGACAGATGCACCTGGAACAGGTAATGTTGAGGCTATCAATGCAGACGGTTTTGCGGCACCATCAAATACTTTTGGTTCAGCAGGCGACATCGCAGTAGTTACGTCAACAGTTAAAATTACAATTTGGGAAAAAGTCGGCGTATCTTGGGTAGTTGCAGGCGATGTAGGCGGATCAGATTTTCAATGGTCCCTATTTGCTCCAACACACCAGTCAGATAACGTAACGCCAGTTGCAAATGGTAATATTTATATTAGAAAAACAAAACAAGGCGGAGGTATGGATTTATCTGCGGCTGTTTACAGTTCAACATCTGGTCTATGGACTACAGTTCAAGCACCATTATATACATCAGATGATATAGCAGGCACAACATTAATTGATGCAGGCGATATATATGCACGACATAACGATACAAAAGGTTTTGTCGAGTTACGTAGAAATACAGGTAAAACTGCGACAACAATTACATCTGGAGCAATTCCAGATACAGCATCAATCACTGCAAACTTCACAGTAGAAGGAACGCAATTCAATGAAACAGCAACAACATTAGACGCACTTGTAATTAAAATGCAAAATAGTGCGGCTTTGAATACAGCTAATGTTTCAGTTGAAAAAGTAGGTGCAGACAAAGTTAGATGGACCAAATCAGACGGATTAGAATTAAATATTGTATTCACTTCTGGCTTCGGTGCTATGGGCTTTACAGAATCAACTTTAGTAGATTCAGCTTGGTCTGATTTATCATACGAAGCATCAAACTCAACACCAAAAGGCGCAGTAGCAGAAGGCACTTTATGGTTTGACGCAGACCTAAAAATAGAGATTCTTAAAAACGCATATGTCGGTGGTGTTCAGAAATGGCAACAACATGCATGGTCCGAAGACACTAACGGTGTTATGGGCAATGAATTACAACTACGTTCAGGCATGCCAACAAAACGTAAAGATGGTACAACAAATCTTTACACTGGTGATGTATGGGTTGATAGTGATGCTATGCCTTATCCACATATCTATCGTTGGAGTGGATCAGAATGGGTCAAGCTAGACAATGCTGACCAATCATCTAGCAATGGTGTGATATTCTCACATTATTCAGACCTCCCTCCACGTGATGAAGACGGCAACGTAATGTCTCGTACAGTACATGCTAAGACTACTAATCCAGAATTAGCACCAGAAGGTATGTACATGGTAAACATGGATTACTCTACTTACAATGTTAAAAGATATACTAACGGTAAGTGGGAATGGGCATCAGGTATTAACCTAGATGGTTCAGGCAAATTCGGTAAACCAGCACAACGTCATATGGTTGTAGAAGCTATGCAGGCGGCAGTTGCAGGTAACGATGGTATTCGTTCAGAAGGCGTTTACTTTAACTTGATTGCATCTCCTGGATACCCAGAGTTAATGGACGAAATGATTGCTCTAAACAAAGATAAGAAAGAAGTTGCTTTCGTTATTGGTGATACACCAATGGACTTGAAATCAGATTCTACATCTTTGAAAACATGGGCAACAGACAATGTTCCAGCAGAATCGTATGCGGCAGTTTATTACCCACATGGTCTTTCAACAGACTTATCAGGTAATGATGTTGTTATTCCATCATCAGCAATCGCATTGCGTACTATTGCATTCTCAGACCAAGTATCATTCCCATGGTTTGCTCCAGCGGGCTTGACACGTGGTGTTGTAACGAATGCAAGTAAAGTAGGTTATGTAAACGATGAAAACGAATTTGCACAAGTTCGTTTAAGCAATGGGCAACGTGACGTACTATACACTTCACGTGTTAATCCAATCGCAGACCTTCCAAACCAAGGTCTAGTAGTTTATGGGCAGAAAACAACACAGGCATTTGCATCAGCACTTGACCGTGTTAACGTTGCAAGACTTATTAACTACATGCGTTTTCAATTGGATCAACTTTCACGTGGTTTCTTATTCGAACAGAATGATAAAATCACACGTGATAACATGCGTGATGCAGTAGAACGTTTCTGTGGTGAATTAGTTACTAATAGAGGTTTATATGACTTCTTAGTAGTATGTGATGAATCAAACAATACACCGGCTCGTATCGATAAGAATGAGTTATGGGTAGATGTTGCAATTCAACCAGTGAAAGCTGTAGAATTCATCTATATCCCACTACGTATCAGAAATACAGGCGAATCTCTAGCATAAGCTGAGATAAACCAATAAAAATCATGAAAACCCGGCAGTTATGTCGGGTTTTTATTAACTACAACTTTAATTATATTCATATTAGATAAATACTCTTATATAAAGTAAAGTTTCGAAACTTTTTAGGAGACAAAAACATGGCAAGAACATTAAATACTTTCGGTGTACCTACAGACAGTGGCGATGGCGTAACTGGCTCAGGTATTCTACAGCCTAAATTAAACTATCGTTTCCGTGTTCAAGTAGCAGGCTTCGGTGGTGTAACTACGAATACAACCGAATTCACAAGACAGGTTATGAACGTAACTCGTCCAAAGATTACACACGAATCAATTCCTGTAGATTCATATAACTCTCGTATGTACATGATGGGTAAACACACATGGGAACCTATCACAATTACTCTACGTGATGATATTGCAAACAATTTAACTAAACTAGTAGGTAGACAAGTACAGTCACAGTTGAACCACAGAAATCAATCTGGTCCAGCGGCAGGTACTAACTACAAGTTTTCTACATTAATTGAAATACTTGACGGTAACTCAGGCAATCCAAACGAACAATGGCAACTAGAAGGTTGTTTTGTTCAGAATGCAGATTATTCTCAGTCAGATTACTCAGTTTCAGATCCAGTAACTATCGCACTTACATTACAGTACGATAATGCTGTGTTCACTGATACTGAAATTATGCCTGATACGACATTTACAAATAATTCAAGCATTCTTGGTTAATCTTGAGGTAGGCTATTATGGCTACAGATAGACAAGGCGGTAAAAATAAACCAGGCAATATTGTAGTCCAGGATAGCAGTAACGCCAGAAAAAGATTTGGGTTCGACGGTGTCGGACCCATTACATCCGCTCCAAAATTGGGAGACATGTGGTATGTTGAATTCCACCAAGTCAACCGAGGAGTAGGACAGACACTTCCAAACAACAAATTCGTAAAATCAGTAGGTGGGATTAACATTTCTACTTCTACTGTACCAATAGATAGGTACGGTAAAAGAGTACATATTCCCACACGTGTAGATTTTGGTGAAGTGGCAATTAGCATGTATGATACTATCAATGGTGATGGTTTTCATTTAATGAATAATATCTATAATAGATTTTTTAAGAATGGCGCTATACCAACTGATAGTGCAAATATAGAAAATAGTATTAAAGATATTAATCAAGGTAGAAAATTTCCAGATAGTGGAAAAGCATATCATCAGAACTTTGAAAAAGTTGTTATATTTCATTTTTTCGGAAACCTAGACAGAGAGACTGGCGGAACTGGTAAAATACAAAAGATTACGTTAGTCAATCCAATTGTAACATCTATTAATTTTTCAGCAAGTGACTATGCAGATAGTAACTTAAAAATGATTGATTTTAATTTGCAACCAGAAAATATCACATTCGAAACAGTTGCAGATGAGATAACATTCCCTACATGGATGACAGACGGTCAGCCATATATATTAGAGTCTTTATTTTCTCAATCAGGCACAAGTGATATTTTACAACATGACCAATGGAATGATAAACTTAATGATTTATTAACACAAATGAAAAAAGATCCAAGTGATGTAAATAGTGCAACAAACCCAGCACCTGATGACACACCTTGGAAGATTAATACAAATCAACTTGCTAATCAAACAGCAGAACAAGCCGCACTAATTAATAAACAAAAATTAGACGAATTAACAAGATTAAATAATGCAGTAGAGCAATCTAAGTCTGTTAACATGAATGAATTCAATGGTCAGGATATTGATCCAGTACAATTTTCAAATGTTCTACAAGCACAGAATGATATTGCACAAGCAAAATTCGAAGAAGCAAAATCAAGACACCAGTTTGTTGAAGCAGTTTCAACAGAAGCTAGATTTAGCGACCCATTTACTCCAGAAACAAAATATCCACAAGTAGCAGATTTTGCCAATATTGGCAATACATATGATGGTGGTACCGGATCATACGGCTCAAGCAATTTCGGTGGCGCAATAAAAAATGAATTAGTAAATGCGTTTTTTAACGGAAGAAGTATTAATTGGGGCAATATTAAAAACTCAGCGGCTCAAGGAATAATAGGAAACTCTGGTATAGGCTCTTTACAGAATCTAAGCAAAACTAGTCAGAGTAAATATGGGATATTGGGCGATTTAGTTAGAGACGGTATTAATAATTCAAGTAGGACCAGCGGCGGACAAGTCCAAACAACCACAGTTCCTTCTAATAATATTAATGCTACAACTACTGCTCTTAATAATTCACAATCTTCTATAAATGTATTGAAGAATTTAACGAGAGGTCAGTAAGATGGCATTTGACATAGATGTACTAAAAGCAAAATTCCGAAAGAAAGGCTTCACAGAAGCCAAGGCAGATTCGTTTGCTAGAGAAATAACTAACGTAGCTAGAAGTTATGGAGTTAGTCCTTATGCACTAGTTGATGAAATTGGCCCTAACTTTGACTTAAATGATTTAGGCGCATTCGTAATTAATAGTTCTTTGAGATTTGGGTACCAGACTGGTAAAATAAAACCATCTAAACCTAACACACTGGTTCAAAGAGCAATTATTAAATGAAGCAAAAGTATCATCAAGGAAAATATACAATAAGAAACCCACAGAAATATTCTGGTAAGGGAGAACCTACCTTTAGAAGCAGTTGGGAGCAAACTTTTATGAATTTCTGTGATGATAATCCAAGTGTTGTTGCGTGGGCAAGTGAACCTTGCAAAATAACCTATCAAAATCCAATGACTGGAAAAGTTACTGGGTATGTTCCTGACTTTATTATCGTATATATGGATAAAAAAGGAAATAAGAATGCAGAGTTAGTCGAAATTAAACCTGCAACACAATCTAACCCAGAATTAGCAAGAAGAAAAACAGATAAATCGGCAGTTGTAGTTAATTTTGCTAAATGGGATGCCGCAACTCAATGGGCAAAGAAACGAGGCATGCGTTTTCGTGTTTTGAATGAAGGTGATATATATCAAAATACTAAAAAACCAAAACCAGTAAAGGCTAAAGTTAAAAAACCTAAACCTATTAAAAGAAAAAAGTAATAGTTAAAATAGATTGATAAATACTATTAACTACTGATATAATAGGAGCAACAAATGACAAAGAAATTAGAAGAAACATTTAATATCTCTAGTAGTGATGAAATTGAAAAAATTATCGCAAATGAAGATGATATTGATGAAGGTGTGCCTACTATAGAAGAATCTACTGAAATATCCAAAATAATTAATACTGAAATGAAGAATGCAGAGAAAATTGATGCTTCTTTGCCTATGGTATCAGATTTAAATGAACACGATAGAGAAATGGATGATATTCATGGCAAGGCTATGCAGACATTTGAAGATTTATTGCAATTAGGCATGAATGTGGAAGTACACGCTGGTGCAAAGATATTAGAAACTGCAAATCAGCTATTAAAAACAGCAAAAGAGGCTAAAGATAGCAAAGTAGACAGAAAATTAAAAATGATTAATTTGCAATTACAAAAAGCAAAGCTAGACCATCAGAAAGATAGAGATTTACTTAAAGATGATGACGAAATTGAAGCTGAAGGCTCTTTAAATATGGATAGAAACGAATTATTAAAAAGAATTGCTTCTGCACAAGCAGTTGCCGATGAAGCAACCGGTAAAAAATCAGAAAAAAATAACAAAAATGATAAATAAGAGTAGTACGTTGGAGAGCAACATGAAAAAATTTAAAGAATTTTTAATAGAGTCAGAAAAAGAACATAAACACACATTGCGTTTTTGCTGTGAGTTAGATGCGAATGCAGAAGATAGAATTGAAAAGTTTCTAGGCAAATATGACCTTAGAAGCATATCAAAAACATCTACTACTCCAATCGCAAAGAACCCAATGTTTTTTAAAGAAGTAGAAAATTCAGAAGTATCTAAAATTGACATTGTTACTGGTTATCCGGTATCAGCCGACATCTTACGTCAGCAACTTTCAGATTTATTAGGTATGCATCTAACACATGTTGCAGTACATCCAGAAGGATGGGAACCAAAAGAGGAAGTAGAAGCAGAAGATAAAGAAGCATTACTTACTTCCGAAGAAGAATCAAAATCAGACAATGGTGAAAACTATGGTCGTACTTTTGTAGACGATTTTCTAAAGTCATTAACACCAAAAGAAAATGACACAGTAGAAAATGAATTAAGTCCGAAAGAAGTACGAGACCAAGCACCAGAACAAATGGATACAGAAGAAAAGTCTAGTCCATCTGTTATCTCAGGAGATAAAAAATGAGCAAACATTATAATTTAACTGTTACTGATGATAACGGAAAATCAGTTACTACATCAAACACAAGTACAGAACATTCAGAAGAAGTTTTACGTATGATGCAATTAGCAGGTATGCAAGATTCGTCATGTGGGTGCGATGAGTCAATCGAAGAAAACGAATATCAACCAACACCAGCTAACGATAAGTTAGATTTAGATGACTACTCAAAGAAATCTCCAGAAAGCATTTCAAAACAATCCAAAAAGTTACAACCTTCAAGAGGTGATAACCCATTAGAGTATTCACTAGACGAAAGTGAAATTTATGAATCACTAATGGCTGAAATAGAAAAAGTAGAAGAAAAGAAAGCAAAGCCTGACTTTGCTGATATCGATGGTGATGGTGACAAAAAAGAAACAATGAAAAAAGCGGCTAAAGATAAAAAAGAAAAAGCCGATGAATCAATCAATGAAGCAAAATGTGATTGTGATTGTGGAAAAGACCCATGTGAAGAATGTGGTAAGTCTCATCATAAAGTAAATGAATCAGAACTAGAAGGCGAGTTTAAATCACCAGAAGGTGGCCCACTATCATACAAGAGAGTAGGCGAATATACATATATTGTTAAAGACGAAAATGGCGAAGAACACAAAGCAGAAGTGGGTGCCATGGGTGATGAACAAGATAACTATTCAGGTGATGAAATAGAGCAAACTATGGACCAAGAAGGATTAGAGATGCTAGTTCGTCAAGCAAAAATGGGTGCTCCAACTAATGAATCAGAACCAATGGGTGAATCCACTGACAATGAATTTGCTTGTATTAATACTGATACAGGTGCTTTTGGATATTGTGGCAAAGACGAACTTCACAAGTTTACACACATGATGCCAGCAAGTGAATTTACATATTTTGAACCACAAGATAATAACTTCCAAGGCATGGATGATGAAATGGCTGACCAAGAAGGCTGGTCAAAAATTAAAAAAGAAGAAAGCCCAGAATTAGCAAGACTAAGAAAACTTGCAGGTACTGAGAAAGTTGACGAATTGGCACCATTAGCAGTGTTGGCACCAGTAGCGAAAGCAGTAGGTGGTGCATTGCTTAAGAAAGGCATCAAAGGCATGGCGGCACGTGCTGGAGCAAGTGCAGTGGCAAGCAAGGCACTTTCTAATAAAAATCCTCAATAATAAGTATTTGTAATACGCTTTATATAAGTGTATTACTTTTCCACCTTTATGATAAATATATACAATAAAGATTAACTGATATATTTTTTTAGGAGATGGTATAATGGCAAAATATCGTGGGGTTACTTGGCAAAACGCAGGTGCTGGCCCAAAAGTAATAGTTAGACGTTCTATTTGGTTAGCAGAACTAGAAGATTTCGGTTCAATTACAGATGATGCGGTTGATTTGCCAACATCGGGAGCGGTACACAGAGCATCATTTGGGGGATCTAAATCAGGTACAAGAGAATTCGTAGATTTATCTACAGTAAATGATTTGGTAGTAGTCGATACACAAGACCATGGACTAATAACAGATACAGCGGTTACGACTGCATGGCCAACTCAAACATCAACTGGAACGCCAACACAGGCACGTACTCATTATCTACGTGTTACAGGTGCTAGTTATAATACTAATATATCATCTTACATAAATGACCATGTTGATATGGATAGTGACCACCCTGATTGGACTTCAACTGGTATGACTACTGACGTTACACTTGTTAAAGTAGTACATGCTCCATCAAGTACAACACTGGAATTAGGCGATACAATACCGTCTAATACGTTTACCTTGTCGGGCAACAGTGCATATCATACTTGGGGATTGGATGATTCTGCATACTCAAGCATTCATGCACCAAATGGATATCATATATCAGGATTTACAAAAGATGCTCAGTCAAGTTATACAAGATGGAACATTGATTATGACGGTTCGCAATTCGGTGCAAGAGCAACAGTACTTGACCAATTGTTTGAAGGACAAGTAATTTCAAATTATGAAAATACTGCATGGCTTACTTTTTACGATGCTGATGGCTATAAATATGAGTTTTCTCATCATAGAAGAAGTACAAATGGTTACTCTGACCAGTTCGAATATAACGGCACAACACAAGTATATTAATAATTTTCAACTTATCTAAAATTAAAAGGGAGTTAGGCTCCCTTTTTTTTATGCATAAATAGTATTATATTAGAAGTTAATTAGGATAATACATGATATGGACAGAATGGGATAAACTAACAGAGATTATTGTTGGTTCCACTTATGATACAAAGTCTTTAGAACAATTCAATGATACACAATTTGTTGATAGTATGTCAAAGATACTAGAAGAAACAGAACAAGATTTTCAAAAATTATCAGATATATTTAAATCAGCAAGTGTTAAAGTTCATAGACCAAAGAATATACCTTTGCAGGCTGAAAGCACAAGACAATGGAAATCAGAGTTTCCATATCCTGCTATATGTCCTCGTGACCATCATATAGTTTATGGAGATACTATTATCAATACTATAGGTGGTGATTGTAATAGATATACTGAAAGTGATTACTTCTTAGATATAATGTTAGAAAAACATAAACAAGGAAGAAACTATGTTGCAATGCCTAGACCTTTATTGCAGTCTCAGTATCAGCATTATGAGACAATGGAACCTCAGATAATGTATCATGCCGCAAATATTATAAAATGCGGTGATACTTTAATTCATTCAAGACCGTATCATGATCCAGAAGGCAGAGATTTTGGGGCAAGAGGAACAAGAACAGGGTTAGATTGGGTAAAAAGAAATATAGGTTGTGAAACTAAATGGATAGAAATCCCTGAGTGCGGTCATGCTGATGGTATGTTAGCAATTATCAAACCAGGATTACTAATGACATGGAAAGAAGAATATATTCCCGAAGAATTAAAACATTGGGATAAGATTATTTTAACACCATGGGATTTACCTGAGTGGTTTCACGAAATGAGAATACAACACTTCTATAAAGACAAAGTAGAAAATTGGCTATCACATTGGATTGGGTATGTAGATGAAACAGTATTTGATTTGAATGTAGTAAGTATTGACGAAAATACATTGATTACAAATGGGCATGATACAAGAATTGAAAAAGAATTAAAGAAATACGGAGTTGAAATGATACCTTTTGATTTTAGACATAAATATTTCTGGGACAGTGGCTTACATTGTGTCACTTTAGATTTGAGTAGACAAGGAGAAAGACAAAGCTATGTATAATGTTGTTATGAGAACACCAGAGTGTTTGATTGTTGATGACTTCTTACCAGAAGAAGTACAAGATAAGATTTTAAATCAAGTTCAAGTCGATGAATGGGAACAGACGCAAGGTGATGATAAGTTTTGGCACTATACTGATGGTGCAAATTATAAAAATAAAAAACGTTGGCAAGGTGGATATCCTAGAGGCGATAACTCTGATTTGTGGTTTGAATATTTTAATAAATTTTTAAATGAATATGAACATATCGATGAGTATGTTACAGGAGGCAAATTTGAAGATTATGCAATGCGTTGTCATGCCTATCCTGCTAATTCTAAAAACCCTTGGCATTGTGATTTTGGCTTTACAACATACACTTATTATTTGCATAAGAAATGGCAAATAAACTGGGATTCTACATTGTGTATTTTGCCTTTAGGGTCTGCACAAGAATATTCGCAGTGGTTAGAATTAAAAGAAGGCACTGTGCATCATGATAGTTATAAAGAATTAAATAGTCCATTAGAAATGTTTGAACAACAAAGACAATTTAAACCTATTATGGATGTTGGCTTAGGTACATTTGTAAGTCCTAAACCAAATAGATTAATATTAATACAGAAAAATTCAATACATGGTATAACACGTGTTGACCCGGATGCAGGTGATAACATAAGAGTAACACTCACCGGAGCAATAGGTGAAGTGGGTTGGAGAGACAGAGTTAAGAGACTTGCTGATACAGAAATTAAAGCAGACGGTAAAGTAGGAAAAATAGAATAGCATATGGCAGATTTAACTAAAAAAGCATATCAAAAAACAAAGTTTAGTAATGCACAACTATTAGAATTTAGTAGATGTGCTAGTGATCCTTTTTACTTTTTGAATAATTATTTCAAAATACAACACCCAACTAAGGGTAGTATGATATATGATGCATATGGATACCAAAGGGGATTACTTCATTCTTATCATGATTATAGATTTTCTATTTCTATGTTAGGTAGACAGATGGGAAAATCTACTACTGCGGCAGGATATCTATTATGGTATGCTATGTTTATGCCAGACCAAACTATTCTAATTGCGGCACACAAATATTCAGGTGCCCAAGAAATTATGCATAGAATTAGACATGCCTATGAATTATGTCCCGACCATATTAGAGCAGGTGTTACGAGTTATAACAAAGGCAGTATGGAGTTTGATAATGGTTCACGTATCATAGCACAAGCAACTACAGAAAATACAGGTCGTGGTCTTTCAATCTCTTTACTATACTGTGATGAGTTTGCATTCGTTAGACCTAATATTGCAAAAGAGTTTTGGACTTCAATATCTCCTACTCTAGCAACAGGTGGTAAAGCTATTATTACCTCAACACCAAACTTAGACGATGACCAATTTGCATTGATATGGAGCGGCGCAAATAAAAATATCGATGACCATGGCAATGAAAAAGAAACAGGCATCAACGGATTTAAACCATTCAAGGCTGTCTGGTATGAGCATCCAGATAGAGATGAACAGTGGTCAAAAGAAGAAAGAACACGTGTAGGTGAAGAACGTTTTTTACGTGAACATGAATGCGAATTTATTGCATTTGATGAAACACTTGTAGATAGTATTAAGTTGTCACATTTAGAAGGCAAAGAGCCACTTATGAAAACTGGACAAATAAGATGGTATGAAAAAATTAACAAAAATTCTACTTACGTTATTGGTCTTGATCCTGCTATGGGTACTGGTGGGGATAATTCTGCTATTGAAGTATGGTCTTTGCCTGAACTAGTACAAGTAGCAGAATGGCAAAGCAATCGTACTGATATCAGAGGCCAAGTAAAAACTATGCACGATATTCTTACAATACTAAATGACGAAATGAAAGAAATGGGAAATCAACGACCGGAAATTTATTGGTCTGTTGAAAACAATTCACTGGGAGAAGCGGCTCTTATAGTTATAGAAGAAATGGATGAAGACAAATTCCCAGGAGAATTCTTACATGAGCCTAAGAAAAAAGGAATACAAAAAGCAATTAGAAAAGGTTTCACTACATCTTACAAAACTAAAATAACAGCATGTATGAAGCTGAAATCTTGGATTGAGAGCGATAAAATGGTACCGCTGAGTAGAAACTTAATTAGAGAATTTAAAACATTTATTGCAAAAGGTAAAAGTTACGAAGCAAAATCTGGTGAAACAGATGATTTAGTTTCAGCTACTTTACTTTGTATTAGGCAGATACAAGTAATATCAAGATTTGATGAAGAATTTATGGAAACGTTAGGAGAATCTTTAGAAGCCGGAGACGATTTTAACGACCCTCTTCCTGTACTATTTTGATAAATACATCTATAAGGAAAAAACAATATGGCTGTAAATATATCAACAATCGCAGAAAAAGTGATGAGAATTATTCAAGGAAATGGTATTTCTTTGAAGATGTTCAATGCTGAGAATGGAAAAAGTGTATCTAATCCAGAGGAAGCTAGATTTTTCTATATAGACGAACCAAATATGATGGTGTCTATTGATGAAAGTACTAATGAAGTCAAACTTCATTTTGGTGAAGGAGTTGATATAGATAAACCTCTAGCCAAAATATTAATGGATAGCTTGAGACAGTTATCACGTGAATACATGTTAGATTTTGATATGCGTTCATTTGGTAAACATATTGAACCTAAGAATTATACATATAAATTAGACAAAGACAAGGAGCAGACTATGAGTGACGTAATGAAAGAGGGCTTATCGCCTTTAGAAGGATCATCACGTACCAGTCGCCAAACACTAGAAAATGTAAGACTAATCGTCAAACACCGCAACGCAGTAAACGAAGAATCACGTGGTGCACGTTCTCGTAATATTTCAGCAATATTTGTTGAAAATGCTGAAGGTGAACGTTTCAAGTATCCATTCAAACACTTGAACGGCGCAAGAGCAATGGCGAGACACGTTTCACATGGTGGTGTACCTAGCGACATGGTGGGTGAGGCTATTGTAGAACTTTCATCAAACCTAGCAAAATTAAAAGAGTTTATGAATGTTGTTAATAAGCAATCACTAATCAATGAAAGCAATCGTTCAGTTGTACTTAATGTTAAGCGTAGAATGGAATCAATTAAAGAATCTATTAAGCGTGTACAAGGTGCAAAAGGATACGCAAGTTTTGTTGAAAAAATGGCAACAACAGAAGCAAAACAAAATGCTGAAATTACAGAAGATACCGTAAACAGCTATGTTTCTAAATTTACAAAATCAACATTTGAAGAATCTTTAAGGGATGTTTTGCCGTTAATTCATCGTGTAAATGAAGAAGAAATGGAAGATAACCGTGCTGACCAAATTGCACGTGTTAAAGAAATTATTCTAGCAAAAGATAAGAAAACTGGTGAAAAGAAAAACAAAATTACTTTTCCTAGAAAGCCAGGCGCAGAATACGATTACGATGCAATTAAGAAACAATATGCAGAACCTCGTACTCCACAAGAAGCAGAAGAACAAAAGAAACTTAAGTTAGCATTATCAATCGATGATTTAGCAGACAGAGTAGACGTTGACACTACTGATGACAATAAGCGTAAAAATAAAGGCCACGACAGAGCGGCTGAATT